GCGACGTTGATGCAGCTATAGATGTCCTCGGCGCGGACGCCCTTGTACTTGCGGCAGAGTTTGCGGCCCATGTGGTTCACGAGGCCGCCGTGTTCGCGGTAGAGGCGTGCCACTCGGCGCTGCTCCTCGCGGTCGAGCGGGGTGGCGAGGTAGCCGCGGGGTTGGGTCTTCTTGGTGCTCATACGAGTAGCCTAACGACTACCCGCAGTTTTCCATGTTTGGGGCGGTTAGCTGCGCACCCGGTTGATGATGCGGCTCGTACCACCCGGAATGGTGCTGGTGGTCAGGCAGCCAAGGGTTGTGGCTAGGTGGGGTAGGACCGTGAGGGGATTGACGATGGCCTGGGCGCTGGCGGATACGTCCGACCGGAAGGTGAGTTCGAGGACATCGGCCTTGAGCTTGGAGAGGGTGCGGTTGGGGATTCCGGGGATGAGGGAGGTGCTGCTGGTTGGGGGTGTGAGGAGAAGACCGGGAGTGGTGAGGAGGGAGTTAGCGAGGTCGAAGGTGGCGTAGAGGATTGGGGTGGGGATGATGGTGTCGGCGTAGTCCGTGCCATCGCAGGAGGCGTCGGTGCGGGGCCACGCGAGGGCCTGGGTGGTGGCGGTCTTGGTGCCGATCCACCCGAGGGTGTCGAGGCCGCGGGTGGCGGTGATGAGGGCGCGGGTTTTGGAGTCGGAGGAGGCGGTTGTCCACGCCAGGGTGCCGAGCATGGCCTCGGTGAGGGTGTCGGCGGCGGCCACCGTGAGGTAGCTGTTGGCGTTGGCGCCGCCGATTGTGGCGTCGATGGTGGCGGGCATGGGGTTACACCACCGGGATGCAGTGCAGGAAGCCGTCAGCGGTGCTGCGAATCACCGTGAAGTGGGTGACGCCGCCGGGGACGCGCAGCGTGAATAGGGCGTCCGCGGGGAGTGGGAGGACGGTGGCGTCGGTCGCGGAGGAGGCGGCTACGTCGGAGGTGCCGAATCGGATGAAGCAGCGTGTCGAGGACACGAGCAGGATCTCGCGGGAGGCGCCTAGGGTGCCAATAGCGACGGCAGCGGAGGAGGCGGTGGCTACCGCGGTGCGGGTGGCTGCTGCGAAGTTGTACTGGCGCGTTCCATTGCCGAAGGCGTCGGTGGGGCTGCTGGCGGTGTCACCACCGCCGCCGCCTAAGAAGGTTGACGCCATGGCTCGTTAGGTGGTTACTTGACCCTAGTTTTCCGCGAAGCTCGGCTGCAGCGCCGCCAGGAACTCAGCCGGAAGGTGGCAGTCGCTGGCCTTGCCGATGATCGCGGCGAGGTCAGCGGGGGCGATCACCCTTGCGCCTCCGGCCGCTCATACGCCAGTAGTTCCGGCACACGCTGCGGTGCCAGTAGGCCCGCGGCCACCAGCTGCTGCAGGCCCGGCTCCAGCCGTGGATCATCGAGGGCCACGAGGGGCGAGCTGACCAGTTGTTCGATAAGCGCTGCCACGTCCGGCGACTGATCGGCAGCGGCCAAGATGGCGCCATATTCCTGCGCCGTGAACCGCTGGATGAACGCACCGCTGGTCAGCAGTCCGATGCGGTTCAGGTCCGCATAGGTGCGACCTTGGTGCTCCAGAAACTCCCGCGCCAGTGCTTCAGGCGTGGTGTTGTTTTTGATGGCGGCGGCAACCCAGCCATCGACGATCCGCTGATCGGTGATCTGAACTGTGATGGAGTTGATGGCCATGGTGGTTAAGCGGAGATTTTGAGGGTGCCGCCATCGTTCCATAGCTGGCCGGTGACAGCGGGATCGGTGGTGGGCAGGCCAGTAAAAATGATGGCCCCGTTTGCTTTCAACGTGATCCGGGTTGTGCCATCAGTTTGCAGCTCCATATCGCGAGCGGTGCCGCCGCCGCTGCCCTTTTCGGTGCCAATGCGCAGGATGTTGCTTGCCCATTCGATCTTCGCTCGCTCGAAGTTGGTAGTGCTGGTGAAGGTGTTATAGATGCGGGTTGTTTGGGCAGCAGTGCCGTTGCGTTGGGCGAGGATGTTGGCGGCGTCTCTAAATAAAAGCAGGCTGTGACCATTGTTTTGATTGCTGTCTCCCCAGCCCAAATAGGCCGAGTTTTCCAACGCAACGCCTTGAGATCTTATGCCAAATACAAAGGTTGGGGCTGAAAATATAAAACCAAAATTGGCGCTAGTAGTTTTGAAATCAAAGTAACCGAATACTACATGTTTTGAGATCTGAACATCTTCTGACCCAAACCTAAAACCGCTTAGATTGCCTTGATTTTTAAATGATACTTGACTCGCCCCGCCAATCTGCAAATCAAGCAGGTTGCCCGTGAACCCACTGGGCGCATTGACGCCTAAGCCCGTGCCGGCGGTGCTCCAGCTTGTGCTTACTGTTCCAGTCGGTTCAATTAGAACCTGTGGCTTTGTGGTCGTCGTGGTCCCGCCCGTGAACCACGTTCCCGTCAGCGCCAGCGGTGACGTTGACGCTGCGCCGTTAGCGGTCAGCAGCAGCCGCGCCAGCGTGACAGCCCCGGTAGTGCCATCGACGGCGCTGTTCGGGATCGCGCCAAGGGCGCCAGCGTTGCGGTACTGGATCTCGGTGGCGGTTCCTGCTGGTGTTGCGCCACTGCCCGTTGTGCTGAGGATGACGCTACCTGGCGTGGTAGTCGTGTCCACTGACATATTGGTCCCGGCAATAATCTCGGCCGGTTGCAGGTATTGAGGGAGGGGATTTGCTTCCGCCTTAAGTGCAGTGATCGCCGCTGCCGGTGCATCACCCGCCGCCACGGTGCCGGCGCTTGTGCCGACGTTCAACGCCGCCGCGCCGCCCAGAGTTGGGGTGCCCGACAGGCTGGAATACGCAATCTGCGCACCATCGCCGCCGTCGTGGTTGTGGCTGTTGCCATTGGTCACGCCTTGCGCTGCAGGGGCCGCCCCAACATCACCGGGTGTCAGCAGTAAATCACGCCATAGGCCGTCTGGCCCTCGCACCAACGCCGGCCGCGGGGCTTCAGCTGCAGGCGGTGCGCCGGTAATCAGAACATCGTGCAGCTCATCCAGCTCCTGGCCGTTGATGACATTGACATAGAGGATCCCAGCGGTGCCGGCAGCCTGCTTGACGCAGAAGCCGAAGAAGACGCCGTGCGCCGGCTGTGTGGGGCGTGTGCTGGTGAGCTGCCCCGTGGTCTCGCTCAGCCACACCGCGGCGCCCTCGGTGAGCGTCGCTGTGTTGACGCCGGTGAGGACGCCGTGGGTGCGAACCATGCAGTCCGCGTTGTTGTTCACCGTCGCCACAACCAGGCCCAGCGAGCGGGCAGCGGTCGCTTCCGAAGAGGCGTCCGCAAGGGCAACCGTCGGCTTAGTGCCAGAGCTGCTGACGATGTAGACCGGTGCGCCTGCGGTTAGACCTACGCCGCTGTTGTTGCGGCACTCCACGTCGGACGGGATCGCCTGGCCTGGTTGGAGAGAGGCGGCGATAGCGGCTTCGAGGACGTTGAGGTTACCGTCGTGCTCGGCCGCTGTCAGCGGGGTGCCCTTGATGAGCCTGCGGATCAGTGCTAGCGGCATCGGACAGGCTCTCCTTGCTCCTAGTTTTCCGCGGGCTGGGGGGTGGTGGGGACGCCGGAGCGGGGGTATTGCGGCTTGTGACCGCGGCGGCTTCTTGGGCGCGTAGGCGCCGGAACGTCATCATGCCCATGGGCTATCCACTCGGAAGAAGAAAAAGCCCCGCGGAAAGCGGGGCAGCGATGTGACGGAGAGCGCGAAGCGCTCCCATCACGCGGCGGCAGCGGCGACGGAGCCGAGGCCGTAGAGGGTGATGGCGGGGGTGGTAACGCCGGTGACGCGGCCGAGGAAGACCTTGGAGGCGTTCTGGGCCACGGTGGCGACGCCCGACACGGTTACGCCGTCGCCGCCTGCGAAGGTGATGGTGTTGGCGCCCGCGGAGGCGTTGATGACCACGACTTGGAAGGTGGTGCCGATCTCGCAGTCGCCGCCGATGGCGGAGACGATCGCGGCGGCGCTGGCGGTGGTGTAGGTGGCGGCGGCGGTGGGGACGCCGCGGATGATGACGTTGTAGCTGTTGGCTGCGCTGAGGGTGGCGGTGGCCGTGGGCTCAGCCAGTTTCATCTGGCTGGGGATCAGGCCGCCGGGGATGTCGCCCAGCTCGAAGAGGGAAGCCATGGGTGGGTCCTAGTGGAAAGGAAGGTGCCCCGCCGCGGTGGCGGGGCGGTTACCGGCGAGGGCGCTAGCCCGAGCCTCAGTCGAAGGAGCTGGTGACGGTGAGGCGAACGATCCCGATGTTCTCGGTCTCGAACACCTTTTCCCAGTTGCTGGCAGTGGCGAGGGTCTCGCGGGTGGGGTTGACGGTGCCCTTGTAACGGGAGCCGAGGGGGTGGTAGGCGTTGTGCCAATCCACGGACATTGCGCTCGACTTGGCGAGGATGTCGCGGTCGGTCTCAGAGCGGAGGGCGGCCTGTTGGCCGGTGCCCACGGCGCCCGACGCCATGACGTAGCAGGCGTACTTGGTGGTGGAGCCGCTGCCGGAGGTCGGGACATCCTTGGAGCGGATCACGCGCATCCCCATGTAGAAGGGGACCGCGAGGTTGGTGGTGTAGGCCGCCGCGATGGAGCCGCCGAAGGCGTTGAGGGCCTGGATGCTGCCGGCGGCCACCGTGGAGGCGGTGACGCGGGCATCGGTGGCGGTCACGAAGTCGATCGCCTTGCGCTCCTTGAGGTCGGCGTAGACCTTGGGGTGCATGACGATGGCGCCGAGTTTGTCGGCGTCCTCGTTGAGGATGACTTCGGCGGCGGCGATTTGGCGGGGGCCGAGGTTGGTTTCGCCCGACCCACTCGCGTCAACGCAGAGGTCTGCGAAGGCGGCGCCGGTGTTGGAGCTGCCGAGGGCACCGAACACGCCGTTCAGCGTGGCGATGAGGTCCTTCTGCTGCTGGTTGGCGATGTAGTCGGCGACCTTGGTGCCGATGGCGCCCATGGCGTCGGAGCCGGCGGCCATGCTGGCGAGGTCGCGGGCTTCCCACGCACGGCCCCGGTGGAGGATTACGCCGACCTGTTTGTCGGCGCTGATCTTGCCGGGGGTGAGGCTGGTGGTGTCGGTCAGGCGCTCGGCGTCACCGTCGAGGTTGGCCTTCCAGTTGGGGATGTTGACGGTATCGCCACCCTCGGTGGCGTTGAGGGCGTCGAGGGCGGTAACCACTCCCGACATCAGGAAACTGTTGCGGACGGTGGAAGCCTCGATGAGGTACGGCGTAAAAATCTCGGGGATGATTACGTCGCTGCGCAGGACAGCAGCCATGGCTGGATCTCAGGGGTTGTGGTGGGCGTACCGCTCAGCCTCGGAAGGCCTCGGCTTTGTAGCGATCGTGGAGAGCGCGGTCCTCGGTGTAGAGGCGAGCGATCTCGTCGAGGTTCGGCGGGGATTGGAGGTAGGGGTTGGCCGCGGGGGCGGTGCCGGCGGGCACCGTGGGGGCGGTTCCCATTCCCCGGGCGCCGGTGGCTTTGAAGTGGTGGTCCCACCCGGAGTCCGGGGCGCGGAGGCGCGTCAGGTACTCGGAGAGGGGGACTTCGATGCCGCCGGTGATGACTGCGGGCTTTCCACCTACCTCGGTGAGGTTGGATTTGAGGAGGTCGAGGAGTTGCTCGGGGCTGCGGGCGTCAGCTTGGCCGATCTCGACGAGGGCTCGGGATACGAGTTTCTCGGCGGCGTTGGCTTGGCGCACGGCGTCAAGTTCGGCCCTGAGGTCTGCAAGTTGGCGTTCGAGCTGGAGGTTGGTTTCCTTGGCCTCTTCCCAGAGTCGTTTGTACTCGCCGGAGTCGGCCAGCTTTTGGGTCTGGCCGTCTTTGAGCTGGGCCTGCGTCGCACGGAGCGACTCTTCCAGTTCTTGGAGGCGGGCGTTGAGGGCGGCGTTTTTCTCGCCGGCTCGCTGCTTGTCGCTGGTGACGAGTTCGAGTTTCGCCCGGAGGCGGGCAAGCTCGTCGGAAGAGTTGCCGGGTGCGTCGGGTGAGGGCATCGCGGATGCACTCGATTCCTCCACCGGAGGAACCCCGTTGACTTGTTCAGCCACGCGGTTAAGTGAGGGTACACTCCTAGTTTGCCGAGCCGCGATCTACTTGGGCGGGCAAACGTTAGCCCCACACGGGGATAGGAATGCAGCGACAAAGGGGGTGGAGAGGTGGCGGGCCGTGGGGAAAGTCTTCGGGGGTGGCCGCGAGCGTCTTATGTAGAGGGCGGCAGATTGGGCATGTGTCGGGGTCGAGGATTGCGTTCCATCGCCAGGCGCGGGGTGGCGGGTCGGCGAGGGCGGCGGCTTCGGTTTGGACGGAGGGGACGAGCGACCAGAGAAGGGCGGAGTTGGTGGCGCGGAGGCGTTCCACCCAGGCGTTGGCGACGGTGCCCTTGCGGATGGCGGGGCCGGCGTTTGTGGTGGTGAGGAGGAGGGAGGCGAGGCGGTCGTTGGGCTCGTCGCGGAGGATGGCGGCCTGGACGGTAGTGTCCAGTAAGCGCTCCAGCTGGAGGGTTAGGGGAGAGATGCCGTTGGGGGAGGGGGAGAGGAGGGCGCTGGCGGAGCGGTTGAGGATGGTGGCGCTGGTGAGGAGGGCGGCGAGGGTGGGAGTGGGGAGGGCGTCGGGGGTGATGTTGAAGTAGGCGGCATTGATGCGGCGGAGGTCGGCGTGGACCTCGGGGAGGATGGTGCGGATGGAGGTGTAGTAAGTGTTGGTGAAGGGTTGGATGAGGGCGAGGATCTCGGGGCGGAGTTGGGCGTAGAGGAAGCTGCGGAGGGGGGCGGAGGCGGTGGGGGCGAACGACTGCAGGAGGAGGGCGCGGATGCGAAGGATGAGTTCGAGGATTTGGGGGCGGAGTTCGGAGCGCAGCAGGTCCTCGCGGCGGGTGAGGGCGCGGGCGACGGCGGTGAGGAGTTCCTGCTCGGTCATGGGTGGTGGGGGTTAGCGCAGCGCTAGTCGGCGTTGCGGCCGGGGCGCATGGGGGTGGGGAGGGTCTGGCTGTTGAGGGATTCGCCTTGGCCGGCGTTCTGGAAGGCGAGGTCCGCACCACCCGGGGAGTCGGGGAGGCCAAGGCGGTTCATGGCGAGTTGTTCTTCGAGCATTTCCTGGACGGCGGAGATTTCCTCGGCGGGGTCGAGGCTGGCGGGGAGGACCTCACCATCGCGGAGGATGGTGATGAGGGTCTTGTGGCTGATCGCCTTCTGCATGAAGAGCTGCAGGTAGGCGGTGACCTGGTTGCCGTCGAGGAGGCGGTTTTCGTAGTCGCGGGGGATGGAGACTTCGGGCGGTTCGATTCCGACGTAGGCGGAGGCGATGTCGAAGATTTCGCGGATGGCGCGTTCGAGGTCGCCCGCGATGACGGCCATGATCGAATCGTTGTCGATGCGGTCGAGGCGGCGGGACTCGGCGGCTGCGTTTGTTAAGTTTTGTTGTGTGAGCGTGTTGATGCCGAGGCGGGAGATTTGATCTTCGAGGGCGGCGAGGCACTTGAGCTGGGCGTCGAAGGCGTCCGACGTGGGCTCGACGTATTTGGCGTCGCCGCCGATGGGGAGGAGGACGGCGTTGTTGACGGAGAGGCCGGCCTCCCCATCTTTGAGTTCGGTGTCGTCGAAGCCGAGGAGGGTGAGGATGGGGGAGGCGCCGACGTGGATGGAGTGGTGGTAGTCGCAGAAGCGCTGGGCGTAGGCGATGACGAGGTGAGCGATTTCGAGGAGGGGTGGGGTGCTGAGGAGGTTGCCGCGGCGGTTGGCGTAGACGGTGACGAGGGGGATCCGGCCTAGGCTGGTTGTGCCGGATTTGTAAACCTCCCAGGAGGTGGGGCCGGGGATTTGGTTGTTTGGGGGGAGGTTGGTGCGGGGGGTTTTGGGGCGCCAGAGTTCGTAGCGGCCGGGTTCGAGGACGCGGATTTGATCGGTGATTTCCTCGCCGAAGCGGCCGAGTTCTTCTGTGAGGATGACGGTTTCGCGGATGCGGACTTGGGAGAGGGCGCTCGACCAGCTGGTGCCGGAGGTGCGCCACCCCAGGATTCGGCTGGGGGTGATGGGGACGAGGTAGGGGGTGAGGGCTTGGGCGCGCTCTTCGGCGAGGTTGGAGGCGGGGGCGGTGTCGGGGAAATCGACGATGGTGCTGTGGTGGCCGTAGAGGAAGGCGGTGATGAGTTTGGTGCGGGCGTATTCGTCGAGGGTGGTGCCGTCGCCGGTTACGTCCTTGGCCCAGGTGGTCCAGTAGTCGTCGCCCTCGATCTGGATGCCTTTGCGGAGGATGACGCCCGCGGCTTGAGAGGCGAGGCGGGTCAGGAAGGGTGGGAGGGTGGCGTGGAAGATGCGGCGGTTGTAGGCTTTGGCGTCCTCGCGGGGTTCCTTGGGGATGTAGGTGGTGCTGTTGGCGCGGAGTGCGGTGGTGCCGCCGACGCAGAGGTCGATGGGGGCCCAGTCGGGCTCCATCGTTTGGACGAGTTGGGAGCGCTTCGAGGGGTCGGTGTCGTTGACGCCCGATGGGAGCGGGAGGGTGTAGGCCGGGGCTGCGGGGATGGCGGCGGCGACGGGGTAGCTGCTGTTGTCGCTCACGATCCACGCAGAGGCGGTACTACCCTAGTTTTCCGGAGGACTGCTACCGCTTGTCTCGATCCTTGCCCTTGTGGCTGTCCTTGTCGCGGGGCTTGCCCCGCTTGCCCCGCTTCGAGAGGGCGATGGCTACGGCCTGCTTTTGGGTATAGCCCTCGTCCATGAGTTTGCGGACGTTGCTGCTGACGGTCTTGCTGGACGTGCCACGTTTGAGGGGCATGGTCAGGTAGCGAGGATGCTCTCAATGTAGGGCGCCCACTGGTTGGCCATGGCTGAGGCGATGCCGGTGTAGGTGCGGCTGCGCTCTTTCCATCGGTCTGGGCCGGGGGACATGCGATGGACCTTGGCTTCGCGGCCCTCGACGATGTTGGTGGGAGTGAGGAGGGGGAGGTTCTTGAGCCAGAGACAGGTGGCTTTGGTTTCGCCGTGGCCAAATTGCCAGGGCTGGATGATCTGGGACGGCTTTCTGATACGGCTTGAGATTACTGAGACGGGGTTCTCTAGGGCGATGTGCTGAATAGGGGCGTCGAGAAGAAGGCGGACAAACGCCAAGGCCTGTGACTGCTCCTGCTGTTTGTCCTTGAACCAGCGGGCGCCGCTTACGGCGAGGTGGGTGCAGGGCGGGTGGGCGATCATCAGGTCCCACCCGCGGTGCAGTATCTCCTCGACAGGGCCTAGGTGATGATTCCCGGGCGAGTCGGTGGGCAGGAGGTCGCAGCTCCAAGCGTCCCATCCCAAGGCGGTGAAGGCGTCGCGGACACGGCCGCTGTATTCGCAGGCGACGAGGACGGAGGGCATGGAAAGGTTGGTGATTAGGCTCCCACTGTAGTCAGTAGGTGGGGAAGCTGCTTGAGCCGGTGGCGTAGCGGCGGAGGGGGGCGAGTTTGTAGGCGGCGTAGCCGAGGGCGTCAACGGGGCCGGAGGGGTCGTCGAGGCCGCCGCGGCCTTTGGCGGGCTTTCCACTTGAGTCGTAGGCTTGTTGTTCGAGGGCGCGGATGAGGTAGCGGCAGCGGTTGTGGACGCGGAGACGGTTGGCGAGGAGGAGCATGTTGACGCAGTTCACGCGGTCCTCGATTGGGGGGTTGGCGAGCTGGTTCTTGATGGAGAAGCCGGCTTTGCGGAGGATGGAGAGGTCGGATTCGGCGGCGTTGGTGGTGCTGCGGTGGCGGGAGGCGGCGTCGGGGATGATGACGATTTCGCCGGCCTTGAAGTGGGATTTGTAGGTGTCTTGGAGGAGGCGAACCATCGTGGGGGTGTCCTTGGGGTGGTGCTCGGCAACAACGTGGAACTCGGAGTCGCGGCGGACGAGGATTTCGGTGAAGACGGCGTTGATGTTGAAGTCGCAGCCGACGAAGAGGCGGTCGTCGGGTTCGATCTCGGTGTCGCACCAGTGGGTGTCGCGGTCGAAGTAGGAGTAGACGGTGGTGTTTTCGAGGTTGGCGAATTGGCCTTCGAGGTAGGAGGCGAGGAGTTGTGGGGGGTAGGTGGACTTGAGGGTGTCGATGAAGCCCGGGGGGAGGTGGGGGTTGTCGGCGGTGCGGGCGCGGATGAGGCGGCGCTCGCGCTGGAGGGTGGTGAGGCGTTCCACGTTGGAGGTGGCTTCGGCGTCGTGGAAGTCTTGGACGAAGAGGCGGTGCATGGCGCGGTAGCCCTCGGGGGTGGAGGCGAGGGCGAGTTGGGGGAGCGATCCACCGCGGAGGCGGGCGAGGATCATTTCGACGGCTTTTTCGGCGATGAGTTGGGGGGAGGTGTCGATTTCGTCGGCGCAGGCGAAGGAGAGGTTTTGGCCGCGGATGCGGTTGAAGGTTTCGGTGGCGCGGCAGAGGAGGGAGGTCGTTCCACTTGGGGTGTGGATGGTGTATTCGGGTTGGGGGGAGACGCGGAAGTCGTGAGGGATGTCGAACTCTTCGAGGAATAGGTCGAACTCGCGGAGCCACACGTCGCGGATCATGATGTTGGTGGGCTCGAACACGGCCATGACCGTGTTGGGGTTGTAGGTGGCCTGGATGATGACCTTGGCGCATAGGGCGCGGGTCTTGCCGGCGCCGAAGCCGGCGCAGAGGCCGAGGATTTTGGTGTCCCGATCCACGCAGAAGTCGCGTTGGTGGGGGATCAGGCTGTCGAGGATGCGGGGGCGGAGCTTATCGAGGGCGTCTGTGCAGCGCGTTCCACTGCTGGTGGGGGTGGTGAGGCAGCCGCCTGCGGGGATTCGGGCCAGCAGGCTCATACCACTTGGGGGAGTTCTTGCATAGCAATGTAACGGGGGGTAGGGGGCGGGGTGGTAGAGTGTGAGGGTAGTTCAAAATGGGGTTGACCAGAGAGTGTTGGGTAGCACCGCCCCCGCCCCCTTCATCGCCGTGGGGGGAGGGTTACGAATTGTAACGGGGGGTCACAGGGCGCCGCGCCGTGTGGTAGTGGGGCGAGCCACGCAAAGGTGGGCCATATGATGTAGAGTGAGAGGTGAGAGCAGGGTGCAAGGGGCGGTTGAGGTGAGAGGGTGCAGCGCTGCTGCCACCCTTCCCACCCTCCCCCTCTCACCCTTCCCACCTGTCCCCACTCGCCTTTGCACCCTTCCACCCTCTCACCCTTCCCCTCTTACCACCGCTCCCCATGCGCCCCATCCTCTGCGCCTGCCTAACCACCCTCCTCTGGGCCCTGGTGGCCCTCACGCTCCCCCTGCTCGTGCTGGACTGCGCCACGCTCTCACGAGATCAGCGGATCCGACGCCTGGCTGCCTATGGGTGGCCACAACGCAAGATTGCGAGCCACCTAGGCGTAACGCGCTACCGTGTCCGCGCCACGCTGGCAGCGGCTTGACGGTCCTAACCACGGCACCCTAGTTGGTGCGCCCCAAGATCCCCGCAAGCTCCAGCATTAGGCGTGTGGATCCGATGGCGTTACTACACTGTTTCGTTTGCAAGCTCATCTCTTGCACCTTTAGCAAGGTCTCCAGCGCTTGCGCTGCAAGTTCTTTCCGATCGATCGCGTCAATATCCCTCACCATCGCCTGGCGTGCTGCGGCGATGCGGCTCTCTGCCGCTCGTGTCTTCAGGCCCCACGTTTCGCCGCACCTTGCACGGATCTCATACGGTCGCAGTCCGTCAGAGAGCCACCCTCGCACCGTGTCTATCTGCTCCGCGGTCTCCATCACTGAAAACCGACGCCGTACAGGTTCTCCCATCGGCTCACAGTGCCTCCCTTGTACCTAGGTTGCCATCCGGCGGGAAGTGTGGTTAGAATGAGAGGCGAGAGGCAAGGCCGACCCGCGCCACTCTCCACCCGGAACCATGCTCAGACTTACTGTCACGACCGTAACAACGGAAGAACGGCGCAATGATGAAGCCCCCACGCGATCCAC